AATTGGAGCGCGGAGAGGTTCGACGTCTGATGATATTTTTACCTCCGCGGTTCAGTAAAAGCCATACAGTTACAGAAACCTTCCCATCATGGTTCATTGGCCGCAATCCCAAACGGCGTGTCATCGCCATAGCTTATGGGGATAGTCTCAGCCGCCGTTATGGAAAGCGCAACCGGGCCAAAATTGAAAATCATGGGCCGGATGTATTCGGTGTGCAATTAGAGGCAGGTAGTGAGACGGCCAGCAACTGGAAAATAGAGGGCCATCCCGGTCAGATGATATCCGCCGGAATAGGAGGGCCCATCACTGGTGAAGGCGCGGATTTGCTGATTATTGATGACCCTATCAAAAACCGCCAGGAAGCCGATAGCCTCACTTACAGAGAGACAGTATGGAATGAGTGGAGGAGCACCTTTTTAACGCGCCTCAGCCCTAAAGGGGCCGTCATCATCATCCTCACGCGCTGGCACGAAGATGACTTGGCTGGGCGATTGCTCCGGGAGGAGCCTGGAGAATGGGAAGTTGTCAGCTTGCCGTGTTTGGCTGAGCATGACAAGCCCGATCCTTTAGGAAGAAAGCCCGGGGAGCCGCTATGGCCGGAATATGGCTTTGATAAAGAGTGGGCCTTGGACAAACAACGCAAAGTAGGTTCCTATACATGGGCCGCGTTATACCAGCAGCGCCCTGCGCCCGTGGAAGGCGGCATATTAAAGCGTTGGTGGTGGCGTTTTTGGCAACCTCCGGGGGCGAACCTTCCACCAGTCATATTGCGCAGTCCAGACGGGGCCATGGAAGTGCTTCCCGAGGACAAGCCATCCGCCTTCGATCAGGTTCTACAAAGCTGGGATATGGCCTTCAAGGACACTAAAAGCTCAGCATATGTGGCCGGACAGGTATGGGGCCGCCACGGGGCTAAGAAGTATTTGCTCGATCAGGTCAGGGATCGCTTGGACTTTGTTAAAACTTTAGAGGCCGTGAGTGGTTTGACCCATAAATGGCCCCAAGCCCGGGCCAAGTTAATAGAGGATGCAGCTAATGGCCCAGCGGTTATTAGCACGTTGCACCGCCGCATCTCGGGCCTTATTCCTATCAAGCCCACCGGAAGTAAAGAAAGCCGCGTTCACGCAGTCAGCCCTGAAGTGGAATCCGGGAATGTATTACTGCCCCATCCAAATATAGCGCCATGGGTGAATGATTTTATTGAGGAGGCCACTAATTTCCCAAATAGTGCCTTTGCCGACCAGGTTGATGCTATGTCTCAGGCGCTCAATCGCTTCCCGGTAGCAGATTTGAGGCCATCCGTGAGGTTTGCCGGGAGCGCTATCAATAAAAGCGCCCCATGGTAAAGAGGGCCGGGGCGCCGGACAGTTAATTGACCATCAACTGTCTAAGCTAAAAAGAGGGCCGGAGCGCCGGACAATTGCGAACACTCAACTGTCCGGGCCTCCGGATAACGCGGAAACCATAAAAATGTGGGGAGTGGAAAAGGACAGTTGACTGTCGATGGCGTGTTTTTAGAGGGAGCCGCGAGCGGATGGGCCGGAAAGAGGGGCCGCGTGTAGGACAGTTGATTGATGGACAAGTGTCCCTCACGGCTTCCGGAAACCGGAATAAACGCGGAAAGCTCTAAAAAGAGTTTACCAGGCCTGATAAAATCAAAAATATGGTGGAATACGAGCTCATAGTGATGAAATTAATTCGTAAAGGTATAAAGGGGTGTGGTTCCCATTACGACAACAAGGCAACCGTTCTATTATGTAACTAAAGATGGCCGGGCAGTACCGCGCCGGGAGCTGGATGCTTATGTATTGAAGGAAAGCGGCGCGGAGGCCAGCCAGCAAATCCGGCAGGAGGATCGCTTCACCAATGCTTATGGCGATATGGGCCTTGTCCGCCCGTTATACCATCCTGAGCGGCTTGCTTATGCTCCGGAGGTTAATGCTTACCACGCCCGTTGCTGCCAGGTAAAATCCCGGGACAGTACCGGGCTGGGATGGGACATAGTAGCTCTAACCACCAATCCGCCGGAAGGGGTAAAAGAAGACATTGAGCGGTTCTTTGAAACGCAACGCACTCCACTGGTTAGCATTCTAAGCCGCTATCAATACGACATAGAGGTCATAGGATGGGGCGCCATAGAAGTTGTCCGGGTGGGGTATGCCCCTGACGGGTTGCCGTCCTTGCTGGCGCACGTGCCGGCGCATACGCTGCGCATTCATAAAGATGATAACAAGTATGCCCAAAAGCGCGGCGCCCGCACGCGTTGGTTCAAGCGTATAGGCTATGAGAAAGACATAGACAAAGATAACGGCGGAGAGCATGAGTTGGGCTCATTACCAGCGGAGCGCCGCGCCTCGGAGTTAATATGGAGCGCACTGTATTCTCAGCGCTCCGATTATTATGGCGTTCCGGATATTGTTCCAGCGCTCGGGGCTGTCCATGGTGAGATTGCCCGGCGTGATTATAACATAGCGTTCTTTGATAACTTTGGCGTTCCGGCTTATGCTGTATTCATTACTGGTGACTTTGACCCGGGCCTGCCGGATGAGGAAACCGGAAAGACACCCCTGGAAGCCGGCATAGAGGAGCATTTCAAACAACTAAGCACCAACCCTCACAGCGTTATGATATTGAGCGTGCCTTCCCGGGAGGGCGGCACCGCAGACGTCCAAATCAAATTCCAGCCCTTAGCAACAGACGTCAAAGATGCATCATTCCGCTTATACCGTAAAGACAACCGTGACGAGATTATCAGCGCTCACGGGGTTCCGCCATACCGGCTCGGAATAGCAGAGACAGGATCTCTGGGGGGCGGCACGGCGGAGGAAAGCACCGAAATATACAAGAACAGCGTCATCCGCCCTCGTCAGGAGCTATTAGAAAGCCTGATAAATCAGCATATCATACAGTCTGAGGCAGGCTTCGCCACTGACCAATGGGCCTTCAAATTCCGTGAAATAGACACTAAAGACGAAAAGCACGATATTGAGGTTATAAGTAAAATGTTCCTCATGGGTGCGGCCACTCCTCGAGATATCATACAAGCTTTCGGGGATCGCTTTGGTATTGAGGCGGATGAAGCTGACCCGGTATTAGATATGCGCTTTGTAAATAACCAGCCCATCACGGAGATGGTGTCTCCCTCGGGACAGCACATAGAGGATGTTGTGAAAAGCTTGCAAGAAAAATTATTACAGGCGGCGGTGAAACATGTCGGTATCAGCGATGTTGATGGAGATGGCCCTGATAACAGAGCAGCACTCGCGCTGGTTGACAGCGTTAAAAACCTGGGAGGTCTGGACTCGGGCCGCTGAAACCAGGTTAGCAGGGCGCCTTCAAGGAATATTTGATGATGCCCAGCGCGAGGTTATATTGCAATTACAGGCGGCTGACCGCTTGCCGGCCTCGGATGCTGCCCGGGCTAAGATTATAAACGAATTCAAAAAGGTCAAGCCCCAGTTCCAGGCCACGCTCGCTGACGCAGCGGTCACCGGAGCCGATCACGCCCGGTCAGTAGTATTTAATGACTTAGCACGGCAAGGGGCGCAATATAATTTTACCCGGTTCAGCCCGCAGGTGGAAAAGACTCTCCGCACCCATAGCTTTACCGCCAGCAGTCGCACCATGAATCGGCTCACCGGGGATGTAATGCAGAACCTGACGGAAAGTTACAGGCAAGGCATCGGCATCAAACCAGCCGCTGACCGTCTGAATGCGGTATTTACTAATATGAAGGGCTATGAAACAGAGCGTATAGCCCGCACCGAAATACACAGCGGACAATGTAAAGGGGCGCAATTAACTATGAAGGAGTTGGGGGTCACATTCGAACAGTGGTGGACGGCGGCGGATGAAGCCGTGCGGGAGAGCCACGTATGGCTCCACGGAATGATCACCCGGCTGGAAGATCCTTTTCCAAACGGGCTAATGTTCCCCGGGGATACTTCCGGCGCCTTGGAAGAGTTTATCAACTGCCGCTGCCGCCCGGTGGCCTTCATCATGCCTCAAGGTTACGGGCCACCACCGGGCCGGACATACTTTTATGAGAATGAAATAGTGCCAACGGTGGACGAAGGGGACAACCCGTTGGATATGATAAATGAGGAAAGCTTGGAAAAGCTGCGTGCTGAGATTGAAAACTTGCCGGAATCGGAGCAGTTGGCTAAAATAGAAAGCCATTTCCTTAAATTTGAGGATAAAATGGCCCTTAAAGGATTTGATAAAAAGCAAATTGCGGATCAATTGCTGGATTATAATTATGGTGTCGCCAACCAGCCCGCATGGTTACAGTCCGGAGGGGCGTGGGTCAAGCAAGGGGTCGCTCCATATCAGCAGGAATTAGTGAAAGGGCCGTTAAAAGGCGGCATCAATAAAGGGGTGGATTGGCTGGCGAATAAAGTACACCCGGCTTTGCATAAAAAGGTTGGAAGCCCGAGTTTGGACATTTTTCCTAAAATGGTGCGTGGCCCTCAAGGGCGCGAAGTGTTCCACCGGGCTTCTTATCAGCACGCATCGCAGACTATTGCGTGGAGTGGTGATGGCGGCTCCAAGACTTTTATTCACGAATACGCCCATCACTTACACACCAACAACCCAAAAGTCACAAAAACTGTTAAACGCTTTTATTATGAACGCACTAAAAATGAGACTTTAAAAACCATTTACGCAGGCACTGACGAAGTAGGCTACAGAGACAAATTCATTGATTTGTATTCCGGGCGGTTGTACAAAACGCTTCCCGGCGGCACGGAAGTAATATCAAGGGGCATGGAAGAGATGCACCGCTCACCAGCTAAGTTCTTAGAGAAAGCCCCGAGCCATTTTAATTTGACGTACGCCATCATGAGAGGATTGATAAGATGATACCAACATGGAAGTTATATATGGGGGGCCGTAAATATTTGGAGTTGATTTGGGATGAAAAAAATAAAGTTTTAAAAATAGTGGACAATCCCAAAGGGATAGATATTGATTTCACGCGCCCTTTGGACTCTTATGATCCGCGCGTGGGTAGTGCGGAGGAGGTTCTGCCCGTTGGTGATTTGTATTCTGCCGATCTTTGGATTAATCAATGGGTTCAGGAGCAATGGGCGCTTAACCAGCCTTTCCAATTAAAAGCGGAGGGCGTGGACTGGGGTGAAATCCTTTCTCCGCCGGAGCCGGGTGTATTATATTAAAAGGTGGGGTTGGTAATGCCGTTTGGTGAGTATAAAGATTTTGACGAATGTGTAGCGCAAAATCAGGACAAGGAGAATCCGGAAGCTTATTGCGCTCAACTACACTATAATATCACCGGCCAATGGCCGGCACAAATGAGTAAAGGAGGTGCTAAAAGAATGGAAAGATTAGCCAACGACTCCCTGGAGGCGAAGCTCGACCAAATTCGGGAGGCCATCTGGTCTGCATTCGAGGGCAAAGACATGGGCACCGTTCATACTTTTGATGATGCCGTCATCATTAAAGACTATTCCACCGAGGAATTAATGGAAGTGCCTTATTCCATAATGGACGGCAAGGTGATCCTCGGGGAAGTCAAAGCCGTGGAGAATATTTACGTGTCGAAGCGGTTGATGGAAGCAAACGCGGAGTTGTCCGGGGCTGACCTCGGGGCAGTAATTGTCGAATACAGCAAAGACTCCGCCGCCACTCTCAAAGCGTTAAGCGAAGGGGTGGAAGGGGTGGATGACCCGGCGGCGCTCGAGACATGGCTCCACTACCAGGCGGAAGGCCAATGGCCCACTCAGGATCGTCCAGGTAGTAAAAAGCCCAGCATCAAAAAAGTCATCCAGCGCAAGGCGCCTTCAACTCAGCAGGATTCTCCTGAGTTGACTGGCCCCATCGTTTTTAAAAACGATGAAAAGCGTATAGCATACGGCGCAGTGCTGGTACCCGGGGAATTGGACAGCGATGGCGAAGCGGTGACCGCTGAAAAAGTCGAAGCGGCGGCGCACGAATGGATGGAGCTTTACCAAAATATTGACCTTCAGCACACGTTAAATAATGTGGGTGTTCCGGTCGAAAGTTATTTGACCCCGGTGGAGATGACCGTTAAAAGCATTCACGGTGACGAGGAGATGGTGATCCCTAAAGGAACGTGGATCTTGGGGGGCCGCTTGGATGAGGACAGTTACGAAGCGGCCAAAAAAGGGGATCTCACGGGCTACAGCATCATGGGGATGCGCCGTGCGGCCTTGAAAAGTCAAAAAGGGGAAGTGACCGCTGCATTGAAAAGGACTCTATTGCGTGATTTGGGCGAAGATTGGGTGCCGGTGTATGTTTCGGTAGTGGATCGGCCAGCGGTTCCCAAAGCGAAGTTTTTTGCCCTGAAAGGGCATGCCCAGCCCGATCCCGAGGATTCCCCGGAACAGCCATCCATTTGGGAGAAAATAACGAAAGCATTCAGCCCCAAAGAACCAGAATCCGCAGAAAAGGAGGGCCGCAAATTCAGCAAAACCACCGTGGAAAGAATGAAAGCTGCCTATGAGGCGCTGGCTCAGTTAGTAAGTGAGGCGGAAGCAGAGGCAGATAGCAAAGAATCAACAGGCAGTGGGTTCTTTGGAAGTAATGAAAAATCTAAGAAAGGAGGGGAATCCGAATTGACTGAAGATGAAATCAAAAAACTGGTTACTGATAGTGTGAGCGAGGCTATGAAAGGGTCAGTGGAAGAAGCTGTAAAATCAGCCATGGAGGAAGCGGTGAAGCCCTTGAAAGAGGAAGTGGAAGCGCTTAAAACTGCCTCCACCACCCCTGAGCCTCCGGACAAGAAGCAAGATGGCGATCCCGAGCCTAAAGGTGATCCCGATCCTGCTTCCAAATCTCAGGAGCCTTCCCCGGATACTAAAGGGGATGACGAGCCTGGTGATGGTGATGTTCCGGTCGATGACTTGGAAGCGTTCAAATCCGACATCAACACCAAGTTGGATGCCTTTATGGGTGAGGTTTCCAAGAAGTTGGGCGTGGACAGTTCCGCCTTGAAAGGTCAGGATGGGGCGGAGGACAACCCACCGCCAGCAGCTCCGGCGCGGAGCGTAAAGCGCATTGAGCGCGATGCGTTTGGCAGAAGTATAATAGGAGCCTAACATATTTTTTCAGAAAGGAGGGAATACATTAATGTTAAGCAATGCTGAATTGTTACAAAAACTGGATTCCGCTTTTAAGGCGATCACCATCGGTGATTTGAATGAAGGGGTTTTAACTCCCGAGCAATTTGATCGCTTCGTTCAAATAATGCAACACCGTACCGTGATTATGCAGGAAGCACGGTTCATCGCTATGGATCGCCAGCAATACAACATCGACCGTACCGGGTTTGTGGGGCGCGTTCTGCGGGCCGGCAAGGACATCTCCGGTGATTATCAGGTTCTGCCGCCAGGCGAACACGCAAA